GACGACGTGGCCACGCGCGAAGCCGCGATGACGACCGCCGGCTACAGCGCCTCGACGATCGTGCGCATCCAGGCCATGGCCGTGGCCATCCTGGCCGGCGCTGACTTCGCTCGGAAGATCAAGTCGCAGACCGCCCCGAGCGGCTCGTCGCGCAGCTTCGAGAACGTCGACGACGCACTCTCCCGCCTGCGCCGCGCGCTGGCCGCGCTCGACACCGCGAACACCGTCGCCGACCTGCTCGGCCCGGACCCGAAGACCGGAACCCTGCTGCTCGTGACCTGCTGATGCGGGCGGCACCAGGCTGACCAGCCCCGCACATGGCCACGATCCAACCTGACAGCATCTCGGTCGCGTCGAGCGTGACGACGGCCTACGCGGGGCGGGCTGCGCCTACTCCGCCGCCACCTCCCCCTCCTCCCCCGCCCCCACCCCCGGCCCCAACCATCACCCTATCCTCAGACGGCGCCGCAGTAGCAGGCACGGCCGAGGCCATCACCGTGACCGCGGCCAACCTCACCGGCCCGCTGACCGTGACGATGGAGAGCGTGAGCGGCCCCGGCGTGAGCTGGAGCCCGACGACCGTGGCGCCTGCGCCTGGCGAGCTGGTGAAATTGTCATCGGCCACCTGGGCAGCGGCTGGCTCGGCTCAAGTGCGCGCAACCGCGCCGGGCGGCATCGTGAGCAACACCCTGGCGGTGACGGTCAGCGATCCGCCGCCGCCGCCGCCGCCGCCGCCGCCGCCGCCGCCGCCGCCGAGCGCCAACGCCCGCATCAGCTTCTGGGGGCAGAGCAACGCCGAGGGCTCCGCCTTTCGGACGGGCGTTGCCTCGATCACCGCCGACGCGACGCTCGTGGATTGGGACAACGGCACCAACACCTTCACGCGCGTCATGTTCTGGAACGGCTCGGCCTATGCGCAGTACGTTCCCGGCACGAACCACGGCACCCTGTCCACTCTGCTTGGCCCTGAGTTCGGCATGGCCGTGCGGTGGATGCGCGAGACAACCAGCGGCGTGCTCTACATGGACAAGAACGCCTACGGCGGCACGTCCATCGACCTGTTTCAGCCTCCGAGTGCCACGCGCTGGGTGGATGGCATCAACAGGCGTGCATCGCAGGATGCGTGGCTGACGGCCAACGGCGTGACCATCAGCTCGTCGCGCACTTTCTGGCTCTGGAGCCAGGCAGAGGCAGACTCGGGGCAGAGCCAGGCTTGGTACGAGCCTCGCATGCAGGCCATCTTGGACGCGCTGGAGGCCAACGGCATCCTGCCTTATCGCGGCGTGCTCACCGACATCCCGACCGGCAGCCCCCGCTACAACGCGGGCATCAGCGCAGCCAAGCAGGCCGTGGCCGACACGACCGGCGGGCTTGTCGTCAAGCAGATCGAGCCGGCGTTCCCGACGTTCTTCGAGGCCGACAACCTGCACCTGAACGCACGCGGGCAAGTGCAGCGCTCCTACACGGCGTACAGCTTCTTCTTCGACGCCTCAACCATCACGGTCTGACCCATGAGCTTCACCTACGTTGGGCAATCGGTCTCGGGGACGAACTCCTACCCCTCTGGGTCAACGTTCAGCCTGCCTTCGGGCACGCAAGAGGGCGACCTGCTGACGATCCTCGTCCAGACCTCGGGCGACTTCCTGCCCACGATCCCGGGCGACTGGACGACGCGCTACGCCGTCAACAAGAACAACGCCCCCGGCCTGCTTGGCAACGTCGTGCGGGGCTACATCGTGCGCGGTGCCAGCACGCCCGGCAACATTCTGAGCGGCTACACGGGCAGCACCACCGTTCGCATCGTTGTCAAGGCCTACCGGCCGACCGTGGGCGTTGCCACGTTCGTGTCGGAAGCGACGGTGGACATCAACGAGCCGTTCGCCACGTCGTTTAGCTGGACCGGGCTCACCGGCCTGCAAACCAACGACCTGCTCGACATGGGCCTGTCGTCGGGCCGTGGCATCTCGTGGGGCAACGTCGACGCGGTCACCGACCCGACGACGGCATCCTCTGGCACTGTGACCACTGGCATGCCCGCCGCAGGCGCGTGGCACCGCCGAGTGGCCGACGCCTTCGTGGGAAGCTCGTCGCACTCATGGCTCTCGGCCTGCGGCGTCAAGTCGTCGGCGGGGGACACCGGCAACTTCACGGTGACCTGCGACATCAACGCGGCCATCATCGGGTCGGTGCTGGCGTTCCGAGCGGTTGCGCCGGCTGGCCCCGTCATCACCGGCCCCTCCGGCTCTGCCGGCGCCGCCAGCATCACCCACGCCGTTGCCGAGAACCAGAACAGCGCCGGCACCTGGTCGGCCACGGGCGGCAGCGCCTGGAGCCTGACGGGCACCGACGCCAGCCTGCTCAGCATCAGCTCGGGCGGCGTCGTCACCCTGGCCAGCGGCAACTTCGACCACGAGGCCAAAGCCAGCTACAGCTTCAACGTGCTGCGCGATGCGGTGGCCCAGGCCGTCACGCTCAACATCACCGACCAGGCCGAGGCGCCGCTCGCGCCGACCATTGGCACGGCCACGGCGGGCAACGCATCCGCCTCGGTTGCGTTCACGGCGCCCAACAACACCGGCCGCCCTGCGATCACCGGCTACACCGCCACGTCGAGCCCCGGCGGCCTGACTGGAACCGGTGCGTCGAGCCCTATCACGGTGTCGGGTCTGACGAATGGCACGCCCTACACGTTCACGGTCACGGCCACCAACGACGAGGGCACCGGGCCGCCCTCTGCCGCGTCCAACAGCGTCACGCCCAGCGCGCCAGGCACCGCCCCCTCCATCACCGTGCAGCCGGCATCCCAGACGGTCACGGCCGGCGCCACTGCCACCTTCAGCGTGACCGCCACCGGCTCCGGCCTCACGTACCAGTGGCGCAGGAACGGCACCAACATCAGCGGCGCCACGTCGAGCAGCTACACCACCCCGGCCACCACGGTAAGCGGCGGCAGCGCGAACAACGGCGACCTGTACAGCGTCGTCGTCACGGGCGACACGGCGCCGGCTGCCACGAGCTCCAATGCCACGCTGACGGTGAATGCGGCGCCCGCCACCGGCACCGCCATTCTCTCCGTCGTCAAGACCGACGCGACCGGCAGCAGCGACTACCTCGGTGCCGCCACGCGCGTGATCGTCGAGCCGTTCACGTCTATCGAGGCGCTGGGCACGGGAGCGCGCACCGTCACGACGGCCACCACCAATGCAAGTACGGGCCAGGTAACGCTGTCGGGCTTGCCTGCTGGCACCTACGCGGTGTTCCAGTTTTTCCCGGCCACGGGCAGCACCATCAACGGCGCGGCCTTCGACATCGTCACGGTGGTCTGATGCGCCGCAACCTGCTCAGCCGCATCCCTGTCGGCGTCGGCGCCGGCCAGCGCCAGGGCGGCAGCTGGCTGTGGGGCCTGCTGGGCTCGCAGATCCTGGCCGAGACGGCGACCGGCACGCACGGCCCCGGCGCGCTGTTCAACGACGGCCTGACGGCGGGCCTGCGCTACGTGCCGGTGCTGCTGACCCGCAGCGCGCCCGCCTTCATCCTGTTCCCGAACGGCAGCTACGAGGGTCCGAACCCGTCGAGCGCGACCTATGCGCTGTACGAGCAGGGCACCGGCCGCGTGCTGGCCGGCGACCCGGGCACGATCTCGATCTCGACCACCCTGCCGCCCGGCTCCTATCTGCCGCAGCCCACGACCTCGGCCAGCTGGTCGTACAAGCAGACCGCCACACTCTGGCCGCTGACCGGCCGCGACGAGTGGACCGGCGCTGTCACGCACGGCGCCCCGGCGCTGTTCCTCTGCGACTACGCCGAGGACGACGTGCGCATGCGGTCGGCCAGCGGCGAGGAGTTCACCTCGAAGCTGCTGATCTACACCTCGCTGCCCGGGGTGAAGCAGGGCGACATGGTCAAGATCGGCGCCTCGGGCGTGGCCGACCCGTTTGCGGCCGGCGCCGAGGAGGTGCGGGCGGTGCGCACATGGGCCGACACGTTCCGCGCTGAGGGCGACCCGGACTTCCGCATCGCCACCTGACGGCGCGCAGGCCCCGCGGTGGGCCTTCCTAGCATGCCCGGCATGGATCGCAACCGTGTCCGCGTGGTCAACCGCATGCCGCAGTTTCTGACGGCGACGCAGGCCCGCGCCCAGCGCACTGTGCTGACGATGCTGATCCCGATCGGCAGCGAAGCCGCGGGCATGACGCCGCGCGAGACCTCGAACCTCATCAACTCGCAGTACCGCGACGTTCAGCAGCATGGCACCCGCGTGACCGGCCGCATCGGGTACACCGCCGAATACGCCGCTGCGGTGCACGAAGCGCCCGGCACGATGCTCGGCACGAACACGCCGCGCCCGAGCGGCAAGGGCGTGGTCTGGGGCCCGTCCGGCGAGCCTGAGTTCTTGAAGAAGGGCGCCGAGCAAGCCAAGCCGCTGGTCGAGCAGGCGCTGCGCCGGGGGATGCGGCTGTGAGCGTGATCGCCGGCCGCATCGCCGACGCCATTCGCCCGGTGCTGCCCGGCGTCGTGCTGTCCTTCGGCCGAGTGGCCGGCGCACCTGACCCGATGCTGCGCTACGCGGTGATCCGCCCCGCCGGCGGCAGCAGCGGCGACCGCGTGCGCCGGCCTCAGTTCACGCTCGACCTCATGGGCCTGAAGGACGGCGACGCCACGCAGACCGCGGCCCTCGTCGAAGCGGCCATCCAGCGCATGCGCGAGCCCGTCGACGGCCTTGTGTTCCTGGCCCCGAGCGAGCCCAGCTTCACCACCACCGCCGAAGGGCGGCCCCTTTCTTCGGTCGCCATCGCGGCGATCACCGAAACCGCACCTGTCTGACCGCAGAGGAGAGAGACCATGCCCGCATTCACCGGCCGCGACGTCATCGCCGAGTTCGCCATCGCTGACGAGCTCGCCGCCGTCGGCTCCCTGTCCTGGCTGCGGCTCGGCATGATGCGCGCGAAGGGCATCAGCACCAGCTGGGACACGGCCGACACGACCGCCGACCAGAGCCCCGGTTTCACGCGCACGTCGCTGGTGACCTTCAAGAGCGTGGAGTTCAGCGGCGACGGCGTGAGCTACGACGACGCCGCCTACAACCAGAAGGTGCTGAACGCCCACGTCGTTAGCCCCGGCTCCGGCACGGCCAATCAGCCCAAGGCTTGGTTCCGCCTGACCTTCCCGGACGGCAGCGCCTACGTCGGCCCGTTCATCGTGTCGACCTGGGAAAGCGCCAACCCGTACGACTCCGAGTGCACCTGGAGCCTGACCGCCCAGAGCAACGGCAACGTTGTCTACACGGCCGCCTGACCGCCAGCACTGAACAGGAGCACTCGACATGCCTGCCATCAACGCCATCAACGCCCGCCCGCTCGGCCCCTTCCTGGCGACGCCGACCACGCTGACCGCCAGCGACACGATCACCTTCGACCCGCGCTTCAAGCAGCTGCTCGTGGTGCGCAACGGCACCGCGGGTGCGCTGACGCTGAACATCGACGGCGACGGCGTGACCGCGGTGCTGAAGCCTGGCCTCGGCTCGGTCAGTGTCGTGGCGGGCCTCAACATCCCGCTGGCCGCCGGCGAGACCCGGGCTGTCGTGCTGTCGACGATCAGCGACTACTGCCAGGGCGTGGTGACGCTCACCGGCGCGCTGGGCGCGTCGCTGCAGCTCTTCAACATCTGAACGCCGGCCAGCGCCCGGGCATGCTGGTCGAGCACGGCTTCGTCCGCGCGCAGCTGCCTGACGGGCGCGAGTGGACCTTCACGCCCAGCATCGGCCGCGTCGCTGAGCTGGGCACGCCGGAGGGCGTCGTCGAGGTGTACGCGGCGCTGCACGGCCCGCGTGCTGCCCGCGTGGCGCGCGAGGTGCTGGCGGTGCTGTGCGACCAGGACGACGCCAGCGAGCTGATCGGCTGGCTCGACGACGACAACGGCGAGCACGGCGGCGAGATGCCGGCCAGTGAGCAGCTGATCCTGGCCCGGCACCTGATGCGGCACGGCGTCTGCGGCAAGCCTGACCCGGCCGCGGCCAGCGACGGCGGCAGCTACAGCAACCGCTTCGACGCCTCGCAGTTCATCGCCCTCGGCCGCGTGCACCTGGGCATGACGAACGACGAGGCCGCGGCGCTGTCCATGACCGAGCTGCAGCAGCTCATGGCCGTGAAGTTCCCGCCGCAGGAAGGCGCCGCGAAGGGCAAGAACGTGCCCACCCGGGCCGAGTACGAGGCGGCGATGAAGCGGCTGAAGGAGCGGCGCGGTGAATAGCCCGGGTGGTCTCAACGTAGGTGGGGTGTTCTACGAGGTAGACCTCGACACCTCGAAGATGGTGCGCGAGAGCCGCCAGGCCGACAGCGCGCTCCGCGGCGTCGAGTTCCGCATGGGCGCCGTGGCGCTGGCGGTCAAGGCCCTGGCCGCCGCGCTGGCCCTCATCAAGATGGCGCAGGTCGCCGACGACATGCGCCTGCTGTCGGCCCGGGTCGAGGTGGCCGCCGGCAGCATCGAGCGCGGCGCCGAGGCGATGAACGCGCTGGCGCGCATCAGCGTGCGCACGCAGACCGCGCTCGCCGACAGCGTGCAGGTGTTCACCCGCCTGAACAGCTCGATCGTGCAGATGGGCGGCACGCAGCAGGACACGCTGCGGATCACCGAGCTGCTGGCCATGGCGATCAAGGTCAGCGGCGCCAGCGCCACCGAGGCCGCCAGCGCGATGACGCAGTTCGGCCAGGCGCTCGGCTCCGGTCAGCTGCAGGGCGACGAGCTGCGCAGCCTGCTCGAGAACGCGCCGTACCTGATGAAGCAGCTGGCCGCCGGCATCGGCGTGCCCGTGGGCGCGATGAAGAAGCTCGGCGAGGAGGGCAAGCTCACGGCCGACGTCGTGACCGCGGCGCTCACGAAGGCGGCCGGGCAGATCGAGACCGACTTCAAGCGGCTGCCGCAGACATTCGAGGCCGCCATGATGGCCCTCGTCGACCAGCTGCGCGCGGCCAGCCAGGCGGCCGACGACCTGAGCGGCACGAGCAGCGTGCTCACCGGCGTGGCCAACGGCACCGCCGAGGCCGTGGGCCTGCTGGCCGACCAGCTCCGGGCCGCCAGCGGCGAAGCCAACAACCTCGGCCGGAACGACGCCATCGGCGAGTGGTCGCGCCGCACGACGCTGGTGCTGTCCTACGTGGCCGACGCCGCCGACATGGCCTGGCAGACGCTGAGCGTGTTCGGCCGCAACGTGCGGTTCGTGTTCGAGGGCGTGGGCCGCGAGATCGGCGGCATCGGCGCGCAGATCGCGGCCGTCATGCGCGGCGACTTCGCGCAGGCCCGAGC